GAGGGTGGCGTTCACTATCTCGCCCAGTGCGTCATTCAATGACTTGGTGCCCATTATGACGTCGGTCAGTGAGCTGGATGCCGTGCTCCTGAATGCCTCCATGCCAGAGGCCACCGCCGCTATCTTGGCCTGTAAAGGGTCAAACCCCTCGCCTATGGTCTCTCTCAGTGCCTGTAGCACCACGTTGTCCGCTATGGCGTCCTCGAACTCCTTGGCCGATCTCGTGGCCGCGTCCTGTGATCTCTTGCCCCGCATTATGGCGTCATCGTAGAATCTGAATGTCCTAGCACCATCCTCGGCCTGGTGTTTGACACGTCTTATGGCATCGGTGTAATCATTGGATATGACCACCGCCTGTGAATAGGCTTCATTGCTGGTGAACAGCGCCTTGGTGCTACCATCTATGCCGCTCTCGGTCTTCCTCAACCATGGTATGAGGTCCCTGGCCGCGCCAGTGAATTCCTTGACCTTGTCTATGCTGGTGGTGACCGCTGACACGATCTCCATGAATGCCTTGGCTATCCTGCCCAGCGTGGTGATCAGTATCTTGAGCACACCTCCAACTGCCTCGCCCAGTGTCTTGACCAGTTCATCATTCTCCTCGATGAACGTTGTCAAGTCAAGTGTGACGTCCTTCAATACCGGTGATAGTCCCTGTCCAAACGTGTTGGCAGTGTTCTTCAACGCGATGCTGAAGTTTGAAAATTGTGTTGATAAGTTGTCTGTGACCCTGGCCGTTGCTCCACCGAAGTCCTGTCTTATACCTGTTGATAATGCGTTAAGGATCTTCTTGGCACCTTCTGCCGTCTTACCAACTTCTGAAATCTGTAATCTTGTTATTCCTAACTGCTCTTCAAGTATCCTGAATACCGGGACACCCCTGTCAGCCAATCTGTTTAGTTCTTCGAGACCCAATCCACCCGATGTAGTCCTCGCGAATAGGTCAGTAATGGCCTGTAATGAACCTAACTGGTCCGTCGTTATCGCCGCCGTGTCCGTGAACAGTGTTAATAGGTCCTCCGTGGGCTCTATTCCCGATGCCTTCAGTTTGATGAATGTCTCTGTTAGGTCCTCCACCCCGAACTGCGTCTTGGTGGCGAAGTTGCTGACGAAGTCGAACGCCTCGGCACCCGCCTGTGCGGATCCCGTCACAGATGCCAACGCATCTCCCAGGTCCTCGAACCTGGCCGTGGTTGACACTATGCTACCTATGAGCTTGGTGGCTCCGATGGCCGCCAACGCCGAACCGGCACCCTTCAACAGGGTGGATAGTTTGATACTGCTACCCTGTAGGGCCGTGAGTTGGTTGTTGACCTGTCCTAGGGCCTGCTGGTTCTTGACAGCTATGTTTAGAAGTAGATTGCCCTGGGCCATTATCTCCTACCCTTCGGTTGTTGTTTGGCTTTCATCATGGTCTTCCTGTTCTCCTTGTCCTCATACATAAAATAACCCGACCACAGTTCAAACTCCAGCGTTGACATCTCTAATATCTCACTGACGGATTTCTTCAATCTGTCAGCCAGCATCAGGACGAACCTCAATTCAACACTGGCCGCTATTCCTTTGCGGCTTGGTCCTGTGTGGCGGTTATCCTACCATTGTTGATGGCTGAAGCGACCTTGACCACGGTCATTGGATCGGCCTCGTTCATCAGTTTCACCCTGTCCGCGTCCATGAACAATCTCTTGCCGTCCTTGTCCCTGGCCTTGGTCACGATGCTCTCAACGAGTGCTTCAACGGTCTTGCCCTGTGATTGCAGTTCAAGTATCTTGCTCTCGTCCTTGAGTGGGTATGTTCCCCTAAAATAGATATCAGTGTCCCACTCGTCACAATGATATTTCTGTAGTTCACCACCGATCGCTGATTGGTAGTGTTTTGAGATCTTGTCTGTAATTACATTATCTTATTCTCCTTCTCGTTGTTGTAAGGACTTCCCGTGCGGCTGGTCGTGTCATACCACGCGGTGCCTGTTTCGAATATCCCTCATCTAGACGCGAGATGTATGGAACCTGGTTCCTGACCTCGTAAGCGAATTGCCTCTGCTTCTTCAGTCTCCATCCACGTTTAGCACGACCACTCTTGACCGGTGTCTTGTCCTTGACAAGATCAAAGTAGTCCTGGGATATCAGGCGAACGGTTTGATCTAATTCCCTATTGAGATCAGCCGCCACCTTTGTGCCGTTAAATTGGATCGTCACGCTCAGCATTATAGATCTGTGCTTGTCAACGCTCCATCACCTTGGAATTGGATCGTGGCCTCGGTCATGCCGTCGAAATTGGCAGTGATCGAGTGACCAGTTATGATTACATTTCCAGATAGTTTCACACCAGTTGTCTCACCTGATGGGTATAGTTCAATCGCAGTTGAACCGTTTGCTCCGCCGATGGCATCGAACAATTGAACTTGTCCTTCGTTGTCATCCCTGAAGAATACGTCCATAGTGCCAGAGAACTGTTTTAGTCCTGGTAGGTAAGTCCTAGCTCCTGTCCCCATCACAGTAGATTCGATGGTCTGTGTTTCTTGATCGATCGTGAATGATCTCACACTCGCCACTGCCACTACCGCGGAAGCATCACCAGAGAACTTAACAACACCAGATTCGCCTGTGTATGTCGCTGTATTAGTCGCCATTTGTTGTCTCCTCTTTGTTTAGATCGGTCGGACCTGACTGATCTTGTCCATCCTCTTGGCTCACTTCGGGACTTTTGGTCCTTCTGGGCCTTAAGGTGGTTTTGGTTGTTGTAGTAGAGGGTTCGTAGGTCCAACCCCCATCCAATCGTGCCTGGACGTCCATTCCACGCACCATTATTGAATTCTTTCCTTTATACATCTTGACCGCCATTATAGAACTCCTTTCCTGTATCTGTATAACACGTCAACCCTGATCACCACTTCGCCCAGTGGCAGTTCTCTCTCGATCACGTCCACGTTGGCCACCCTGGTGGTCACGTTGTGTATGTTGGCCGATGACAGGGTGATGTCCCTGTCCCTGGATATCTCCAGTGTCTCTTCCACACGCTCCACTATCTCGTTCCTGAGCGTGTCTATCTCCGTGCCCCTGACGTAGCATCTCAGTTCATACTGTATGGTGCCCTGTCTCAGGTCGGTTGATATGTCCTCCCTGGTCTCGTTTGACGTCACCACCAATATGGCCGGGAACTGCGTTATGGCCAGTTTGCTGACATCGAAGAAAACCCTAGACACCTTGCCTGGTGCTGGGTTGGTCATGTTCTCCAACTGTTCGACTATGTTGATTGCTATGTTCTCTCTCGCTGACATTATCTGATCAACCTACCCTTGTAAAATGATTGTTTCTCACTGTCTGTGTATGAGCCCGAGCTATCCAGGTCATAGTGGACCCCGTCCTTCAGTATAAGGTCAAACTCTTCATCGAATTTGTTCTTGTAGAAAGTCATCTGTTCCCTGAATGAGTCTCCGTCAGGTTCAAATGTTGAAAGTTTTGGATAGATGTAGTAGGCCAACACGTGATAAACCGCGGCCCTGGTGAACTGGTCAGAGTTCAGCCTGCTGGGTGATAGTTTTGGGCTACCTCCTAGCACGGATACGTCGTATCTCGCGAATCCAGTTGTGGGCCACCATCTTACGTTGAGTAGTCTGATGATGTCATCGTATGTCTTTTCGTGTTCTGTTAGGAATTCCTGTATCCCATATTTCTTGATGTCGGGAACGTATTCCAATAGGTCTGTGTCGGTAGCGAATTGCGCCATGGTCAAAAGTCCTTCTTTTCGTTCTACAAGGTCCTTCCTTGTGATAGAGTTATTTATTGGATCTTTTCAATGAATTGTTTTTCCGAGATGACGGGCAATGGCACGTCAGGTGTTTGATCATTGACCACCCACACGGAATGGTGCTTGAATATGCTCTGCATCTTCTTCTTGCCATGGTTGGTGTATTTCCTGGTGGCTCCCTTACCGTATATGTGATCGAAACTGCTGTGGTCTGTGAGTCCCCAGTCGCAACCCATGATGTAGATGTCACCTTGATAGTTGAATTCATTCACGGCCACCCAGCAGGCCAGTATGCCGGAGTTGGCACCACTCACTATGTGATTATCAACCAATCGCCATCCGTCTATCCTGGCGTCGGCCCTGGTGTAGTATCTGGTGTTGGGGTTGATCTTGAGTTGTTTGACCACTTCGATGTCGAACGCACAAACGGCGTCAACGGGCCTTATTGTTTCAATGTAGTTGCAACCTAGCTCAATAGGTTGTCGTGGCAGTGTGTCTGCTAGTTTGCTCTGTGATGGACCGTTGAACCAAATAAGCATATAAAAAGAAAGGGCCCGAAGGCCCTTTCCATAATCCTGGAGGAATCAAATCAATTAGTTGATTTGGTTGTCTCCTAACACTTTGATACCGTAAGAGTTGTGTAATACAGATACACCGTATCTTGTAGAAGCAACAACTTCTTCAGCTCTTAGTGAAGCATCTCTTTGAGTCTCGATGTTGATGTTTTGAGCAACTGCAAGACCTAATGCATCTCTTGAGAAGATACCGTTGGTCACGCCTGTCGCTGAATCTTCAACAACGTTTGAGCTTTCAAAGATGTCAATGCCGGCTATTCTGCCGATGTAGCCTTCTGACATCGCTTGGTTAACAACAGCAGAAGCATTTGGATTAACGAAAGTGTTAGTCAATGTTTTCTTGATGTTGTAGATCGCTTTTGGATTGAACACACCGAAGTATGGTCCTGGAACCGCATTCGCTTTCAATGTTGCGTATGCTTCGAACAGGTCTTTCACTTCTAGCTCGTCACCTGCCGCACCGATTTGTGATGTGAAAGATGAGAACAGGCCAGTTAAAGCTCTGTCGTGTCTTTTCGCAATTGCCTCACCAAATAACTTACCTAGGTCAGCAACAACGTTTGATACTGAATGGTTTCTAGCCATGTCAGTCAGTGTAGTCATGATACCTGCTTCAGTCAATGTGATGTTCGCAACACCAGTTGAGATCTCAGTGTTTGATAGGTCTGAGTTCTCACCGGCGTCAGATGCGATCGTGGAAACAGGGTAAAGTGGTATTTGCAAGACCTTCCCTGCGTTTGCTGGAACTGTGAATTGTTTCACAAGACCAGGCATGATTGAAGTCTCTGATGCAACGAACATCGCTTCTTGCACGATGGGTGCTATCAGATCATTCAAACTTGTAGTAGTTGTTTCATTAGCCATTTTGCTAATCTCCTTTTAGTTGTTAATTTGGAAGTCCTAGAAGCCTTGTTTCTTGCGATACTCGGCGTAGACCTTCCTGTGTTCTGGATTTGTCATGTCCAGTTTATTAACATCAACTTGGGAAACACCTTGTGTGCCAGTGTTTGATTTAGAACCACCTCCCGGTTGTCCCGCTGAAACGAAGTGTGGATTTGATTGTAAGAATTCTCCTACCAACCCATCTACCGTCAAGGGATCACCATTGTCAGTGTATCTCGTCTGACCCGTCTTGGGATCAATGACCTCAACCTCACCTGTCTCTGACATCTTGATGTTGTCCCTCACGAGCCTCGCGACCTGTTCTGGGTTCACCGCTTTCTTGGTCGATGCGGCATTTATCAATGCACCATCCACCTTGATCTTTGTCAGTTCAGATGTCAGTGTTGAAATCTTTGAATTGAACTTCTCTGCGTTCTCCTTCAACAGTTTCTCAAACTCTGACTTCTCCTTTGCTTGGGAGATCTTTAGTTCTTCCTCCTTCTGCATTAAAGTCTGGTATTTCTCAACGTCTATGCCCTCGAATCTCTTGGCCAGTTTGGCTTCGGCTTTTCTTCTTACTTCAGCCGCCACGGCATCGAGTTCCGCCTGCGTATAGACTTTCGCGGGTTGATTGTCCGCTGTAGCCTGGTTCGTGTTAGAGACTGTGTCAGCCGCCCCAGTGGCAGTCTGAACGTCTTGCGATGTTTGTTCTTGACTCATCGTAGTCCTCCTTTTGTTGTGCGTGGCAGGATATACCACAATGTGTTGATATTTATTAGTAAAACTGGTCAAACGAATCTATAGACCACTTCTCGTAGTATCCAGATTGTTTCAACTTTTTTTGTGCTTGTTTCAGTTTCGCCATATCCTGTATCATCACCAATGGCCGTCGGCCATAACTGAATGACACACCCTTATGTAGTCCGTCGTTGTCTGGGTGGTCATACATTATGGCGTAGTCAGGATTGTTCTTGTGTGCCCGCCTACACAGGTTGGCGAGTTTTCGTTCGGTTATCTCGTCAGTGAAATATAGGATGACAATGTCCAGGCCAAGGCTAACAAAAAGACCGCAACACTGATCAATCTGATCCAGCACATCTGTCTTCGCAGGCGTGATCTGTATCTTACGATCCTCAAGTGTTCTTTTCGCAAACGGACAGATTGCCGCTCCACTCGCCTTATG